TGGCAGATTTTATTACATTACAACAGTTTAAAGATGCGGAAAACATTACGAATGTTCGTGATGATTATAAAATTGACCGTATTATTACTTCTGTAAACCAATTAGTAAAGACTTACTGTGGAAATAGTATTATTGACTTTTACTCTACAAATAAAGTAGAGGAGTTTAGTATTGATTGGAGTACCCATATCGCACAACTAACTGAAAGTCCTGTAAATACAGTTGTTTCTGTTGAAAAAAGAGATTCCGTAACGGAAAGTTACACCACCGTGGCATCTACAGAATATTATCTTGACAAGAAGACGGATAGTGTGCTGTACGTTACGGGATCTACCTATAAAAACTGGCCTCGCGGAGCGGCGTCAGTAAAAATTACTTATACTGCAGGATATGCAAGTACTCCTGCTGACCTTCAATTAGCTGTTATTGATCTTGTTAACTTTTACTATAAAGATGAATACAAAGGAAGAAGAACTCTTGCAGGAGCTACACTTGAAAATGTTCCTGTAGTAGAGGCCGTAGGCTTTCCTGCTCATATAAAACGAGTTCTTGATTTATATAAGACTGTTTAGTGGCTAACAGCGGGTTGGCTAGAATGGCCAAAAGAGCCCTTAATAGGCTAGACGCCTCTAAAATTCGTGGCGACGTAGAAAGCTACGAAGGACAAATATTTGTATGGAACAGGGAAGGTTTTAAAGACTCAGTACGCCAGACTGCTTCGGAAGATATAACAGAAAAACTAGTAAAAGAGTACGATACATTGCTTGCTTCAGCAGAGAGAAATATTATACAAGTTAAGAAACAGCGTAATAGACTACTAGAAGCTAAGGCTCGTGTAATGAAGCTAAAAATTCAAGGCTTTGATCCAAAAACACATAAAGTGTACGCAGTTAAAAGCTATGCTAAAGCAAATGAGATAAAGCGTAAAGTAGGAGAACTGTACCAAACTCTTACAGGTAGAGACTCAAAAGAAATAACAGGCCGTATGGATAGTGGGGACACTATAGCAAATGCTTCAGGTACCCATATAGGACATGGAGATTTTGGACACGCTGTTAGCACTACCGCCGCTTTAGGGGCTGAAGCTGTATTAAAGACAGACACTTCTGTTAAGAAGTACTCTAATACACAGTCATACAAAAACTTAGAAGCTAGTATTAATACATACAAAGAGACTATGGATATCTCATTAGACATAGACCATTACCAGGAGGTAACTGCTCGAGGTAAGCTAAAGAAAACTTATACTCCTATTCTGTCGTCTCAATCCGCAGCTATTAATATGAAAGATGCAAGAAAAGAAAAGAGAGCATTAAAGGCTTTACAAGAAGCTTTTAATAAAGAGTATGCTACTATAGTTAAAGAGCACGGCTCTAGAAGTCTAGAAGAAGCAGTTGGAGATGTTACTACTTATACTTTACTAGAGGGACACTCAAAAGCAAAGTATAAGGGGAAAGCACAGCCTAAAAAAGCAGTAAAGAGCAAAGGCAAAGGTGGGGCTAAGAAAAAAACCCGGACCACAAATAAAATGGGTATAATAGCAGGTACTGGTGCTCCAAAACCTAAGCAACGAAAGGCAAGTATGCCAGGAAATCCTAATTCTATAATTCATTTTTTAGGTGTTATAAAGTCTCAACTACCTCAGACAGTGGCAAAAAACATGGGAGATCCTAGACTAAATTATAGGTCGGGAAGATTTGCTTCTAGTGTTAATATAACTGATGTAACACAGACTCCACAGGGATTTCCTAGTGTAGGATATACATATATGAAAGGGCCTTACCAAACATTTGAGCCGGGGTATGCACAAGGGTCTAAAGATAGAGATCCTAGAAAATTAATTGACGCCTCCATACGAGAGCTTGCAGCCCAATATGCAATAGGAAGATTCTACACTAGGAGAGTATAGTGGCAATAAATCATAGACAATATACTACTAGACGGTCTACTATAGTTGATGCTCTTGTAACTAAGTTAAAAGATATTAATTTAACAGGTAACTTTTTAACAGACTTATACGAAGAAGTTTACCCTAGACTTAAATTTTGGGATGAAGTAGAAGTTTTTCCTGCTCTTCATTTAAATGCAGGATCAGAAACACGAGCTTATCAAGGTGATGGGTATAAAGATAGGTACTTAACTATCACTATTCGTTGCTACGTCAAAGAAGAGGACGCAGTCGAAGCTTTAGATAAGCTACTGGAAGATGTAGAAACTGTTATTGAGGAAAACGGAAGATTAGCCTACCTAGATAAGCAGGGAAATACTCAATATACACATGATATTTTAATAGTTAGTATTGATACTGACGAAGGGGTTCTTGAACCATTTGGAGTAGGTGAAGTACTTTTACAGGTTCATTACTAGAAACGACAGGCACGAACAAACGTTCACGCCCTTGTCCTTTCAATTTTTAGGAGAAATGCTATGACAGCAACAATTCAACTAAGTCGTGATACTCACGTCTTTATCGGAAAAGGAACTACATACTGGAAAATTCCAGTACTAGATGGATTTTCTTTTTCGCAAGCTACTTCAACCACTGAAGTAACTTTAAACGAAATGCAAGAAGGTACATCCGGCGCGTCTAATAGAGGACGCTCTATGTTTACAAATGCTTTAGAGCCAGCGGAGTGGTCTTTTTCTACTTATGCTCGTCCAACTCTAGAGAGCACTAAGCATACTGCAGTCGAAGAAGTTTTATGGGCTCACTTTTTTGGTGCATCTACATGGAATGACACCTCAGATGTTTGGACTCCCGCAGCAGTAAGTGCTACTCGTAGTAGTAACATGGCAATTACTTCAGCTCAGTCAGACTTAGCAGAGCTTGGCACATTTGATGTTTATTTTGTACTAGGAGGCTGTGCTCCAGGAGCAACTCCCGCAACATACGCTTCAAGTGCAGGACAAACAATTTACAAGCTATCCGGCTGTGTAGTAAATACTGCAGGTATTGATTTTGATATTGATGGCATTACTACTATCAATTGGTCCGGTTTCGGAACTGAAATTGAGCAACTTGCTAGTTTAGATATGTCTGGAGTTTCTGGGCGTTTAGGATATGCTGGCTCAAGCAGTACTTCAAATTTCTTAAGAAATAGGATTACTTCGTTGAGCTTGCGCCCTGATACTGATGGTGACCAAGTATTTGGAGAAGCTGGAGACCTAGATCAAGATGGAGATGCAGCTACAGGTACGGCTGGAGGCGTTGCAGGTGATGACTTCCAGACTGAGTATCACTTAACACTAACCGGAGGATCAATTAACTTTGAAAATAACATTACTTTCTTAACTCCAGAAGAGCTTTGCAAAGTAAATACGCCGATTGGGCATATTACAGGTACTCGTAATATTTCAGGAAGCTTTAGTTGTTATTTAAATGATGATGATGTGGGTGTTACCGGTGCTCGTAGTGCTGCATTCTTTGAAGACTTGGCGGCAAATAAAACTATGACTCGTAACAAGTTTAATGTTAAGTTTACTATTGGTGGAGCGTCAGCGCCTAATTTAGTAGTAGAGTTCCCTGGATGTCACGTTGATATTCCTACTCACCAGATTGAAGATGTAATTTCTTTGGAGACTGCTTTCCATGCGCTTCCAAGTTCCATAACTTCTGCTGACGAGGTAACTTTGACATACACTGGAGCATAAATAGTTATATAAAACCCGTTTCGGCGGGTTTTTCTTTTTACGTTACGAAAAAAAGTTCTTGACTTTTTACCCTTCTTAACCTATAATTACAAAATATAAAATTACTTTCTAAAAGGATACAAAATGAGCGACACCCCCATTTCTTTAGCGAGTCTTATGACTCCTAGTAAAACTGTATTAATAGACTTTCCTGGGTATATCGGGATGTCTGTTGAACTAACTTATTTAGCTCGAGAAGAGTTAGTTAAACTTCGAAAACGCTGTGTAAGCACAAAGTTTGATAAAAAAACTCGACAGCCCGAAGAAGTTTTAGATGAAGACAAGTTTCTTACAGAGTATGTAAAATCAGTAGTCAAAGGATGGTCCGGTCTTAAATATCGTTACCTAGAAGAGCTTCTTTTGGTAGATGTAGGAGAGTTGGACTTAG